TTCTAGTAGCATCATTCAACTGTTGTTGATTACCTGCTTTGCCAGAAGTTTGACTTGGGCTTTGTTGTACTTGTGCTGAATAACCCATATTTACTCCATTGGCTTAGTAGGCCAAGTTATGTTTGCTGGATAACCCGATTGGGTTGTTATGTCTCTTAATGCTTGACGATAAGTAGCCCATTGGCTTTGTTGTTGTTCACTTAAAGGACCATTTGGAAGTTGCGTCCAATCAGATTTATATAGCAAGTTATTTCTTTTGTTTGCAATAAATTCTTTTAAAGAATTAATGTTTAGCACCCAAGATTTACTTGAATAATCAAATTCATGCTCAAGACTTGGTCTAGCAGGTATATTAATTAATTGACCGTTATAAATGTATTGGCTTAAAGGATCACTTTCTATTTCTAGCAAATCACATCCATCAGGAATGATTTGTATAGATATATCAAGACAAAATCCAGATTGGATAATTTGTCCTGTTGTTGTGTTGTAAATAGTAAAGTTCATCGTTTTAATCCAATTGCTTGAACAGCAGTAGAACCAGCACCTTGGTTATAAGTAACTGTAAATGTATATGAACCTGTAGATGGTGCTGTATAAACTGAACTTACTGGAGTTGCTCCACAGTACAAAACAGTCAATGTTGCATCTAATCCAAAATTGATGCCTTGTGATGTTAATGTTCCAGACGCTGCACCTGAAACGGATAACGTCGTAGTTCTTGAAGCAAGCGTAGTAGTAGATGTTGGATAGCTTGTACTGCTATATCCATTTACAAATACTTTATCTCCAGCAGTCAATGAAATAGTTATGTTTGCTCCGCTTCCAGAGTTAGTAGCGCCAGCCGATACAGTAATGGCATTAGCAACAACATTTGCTGTACCAATCAATGAACCATTTATTGATAAATTGGTGTTGTCAAAAGAAATGTTTGTTGTTGAGTTGCCAAGAACAAATCTACCGTTTGAATAAAGATGTGTACCAGAACCAGTCATTGTGGTTCCGCTAATAGCTGGAGAACTTCCTACTGTTATGTCACCAGCAGTAATGCTTCCAAGATCAGCGGTGATAGCAGATAGTTGTACAACATTGAGATTAGAAGCCACAATAGTCGCAGCAACAATCAAGTCGCCAGTAATGTATCGCTGGAATACTGCCCAACCTGTTGTGTACTTGTAAACTATAGAAGATATGCCACTGTTGTAGTTAACAGTACACATGTCGTTAGCAATAGGAGTTCTTCCTATGGCAGCAATACATTCAGCATCTGTTGGTGCAGTAGAACTGTTAGTTATACGGATCACTACAAAGTTAGCAGGACCATTAGCACCACTAATTACATCTAAATCAATAGCGGTTGCAGGATCAACAATCCATCCAGCATTAGGCGTAGATGTAGCCACAGCGAACTGAATTTGTCTGCCACCAGTAGTTATGTAATAAAGATACTTTGTCGTTCCAAAGCCACCTGCTACTAGCGACCATAAGTAATCGGCAGGATTAGTAGACTCAGTACTAGAGTCATTGTTTCTGATACCGTAATACAGTCTTCCAGTAGGTGAGTTACTGAAGTTAACAGTACCATCAAAGCTGTCAGCGTATTTAACGTATATGTATTTATATAGGTAACCAGTGACAGCGCCTGTAGGACCGCTTACTTGACCTGTAGCAGGGTCTGCGTTTACGTTCTGTGTAAAGTTACTCAGAAGATAGTTAACCGCCTCTGAGACTTCAGATTGGGTTGGGTTACCGTCAAGAAAGAATGGCATTAATATGCATCCTCAGTAATGGTGGCTTGCCAATTAAGAGCAGGGACATTCCATGTATCTGTCGCATCGTTTGACTCAATCTTGACCGCCATAGTCCTGACAGTGTTTTGCTGAGTGGTTACCCAAGGATTGTCTGTAACTACACTAACTGTGGCTTTTTGACCATAGGTAGGAGTTTGAGCAGCAGAATTAGCACCGCCAACAGTAATGTTTATTGTTCCAGTTCCTATAACCTCTGGCAGTATGCGGTGTACGTATACCTTGGCTGAGTAAGGAACAGGGCCTTCACCAGTCTGTAGAGTGGCATTGGTACGTTCAAACAATGCAGGAATAGCAGATCCAGCAAATCCATTGGTTATGTTGGTCTGTCTCATTTTTGATCCACTTACATTGCCTCTAGCATATGCCACAGTACGAGAAGCAAAGTTAAAAGAAGTTCCGTTGTAAACAGGAGCCTCTGTTGCCATACAAGCATTAGCCACATCCCTTGGAGCATTCCATAACTTTAGGTCATAACGCCAAGATAGCATTTTGTTACACCAGCCTGTAGAAGTCAGGTCAGGATAGTAAATCTCAACTTGATTCTTTTGAGTGTTGTTGACCACAAACATGCGATCAGCATAGGTTTGGTTTAGGTTGGAAAAGAAATAATTCTTAACTTTTTGGTTGCCTAATGGTTTAAATTCAGAACCATCAAACACCCAAATGTCACGGCTATCAATGCCATAGACCTCAGAGTCTGTATTGCACCAGCAGTTGTTGTGGATCAAGCCACGACCTTGGTTAAACAAACGAACACCAAATACTGGCGCTGTAGAGTTTTGATAGGCAATAGGAGAAAGAACAACCGTATCCCAGTAACTACAAATGTAGAAATTAGCACCTAGGAAAAAGCCATCAATGATCGGACCACGAACAGGAATCTCTTGCTCGTTGGCTACGTTATTCAGGGTAGGCGACCAAGTAGCAGGAACGCCAGTATTGGCAAAAGCCTGTGACCAGCGGATAGTGGTTGGATAGTTGGTAGTGATGCCACCATTGGTCTTAGTCAGGTTACCAGCCACCAAGATGTTTCCTACGTTTGGAGAAGAGTAGTTGCGTACAAAAGCAGCAGTTACTGCGGTTACTCCAAGAGTAGCTTCATAGTTCCAAACATAGTAATCAGGAGCAGAGTCATAAATGTATATCTCTGTTGCTGACTGCAAGAAATACATTGGTGGGCGTAGGCTGTCATTGATAAAGAAAACACTACCAACCCAAGAGGTGGTGATATTGGTGTCATCCGTATAACCAGACAAAGCTACAGATGGGTTAGCTCCAACACCGGGGGTGATGTTGGACACGCCAGCAGAAGTAATCTTGTACCACTTACCTTCGCGTGTGGCTGCTATGTAAGTCCAATCTGTTCCACGGAAACCGCCATCAAGGAAAATCACATTGCCTGTAATAGCGCCTAGGATTTCCTGTTCACCAGCAACCTTGCGTATACCCCTGACATCGCACTCAACATTAAGCCCTGAGTTGTATTCATTAGAAGACAAAGCAATGCTTGGCACATCTGGCGTAAAGCTCATCTGTGTGAAAGGTGTGCGAAGGGGGGTATAGGAATCTGCCATTATTCGCTCCGAGGCCAATTCTGTGTAGTTACAACAGTAATCAATGCTGGCACATCACTAGCATTAGCGATAGCGTCAACCAAGCGCGTACATTCTGCGATTACAGACGCACGATAACTAGCAGTAGCACTAGGAATAGCCACATCACGCTCTGCTTTGCGAATAACCATCCAATCGCTTTGCGCTAATGTTTTGTTAGCTGTGTCCTTGACTTGTGCAGTCCAGTTTTTCTTTAGGTCTGTCAAGTCTTTAGGATTGTCTACACCCCAGTAGAAGCGGTCATCGTAATAGGCTGGCGTTTCATCTGCTACCTCTGTGATGCCTATGGCTTGCTTTTCCTCTAGTGAGGTTAGGCGTAGCCAGTTGGCAGGATATGAAGTGCCATTCAACTCAAAGGGTGTGTCAAGTGGGAGTGGTTGTCCATTTAGTAAAAACATGATTACCTCGCTAAATATGAAATTGCTTTAAGCATTAAATCAGGGCTGTCTTTTAACAACCCCAACGCTCTATTACAAGCATCGCAAAGCAATCCTCTGACTCTGCCAGTTGTGTGGCAATGGTCAATGTTTAATCGCTTTTTGTGATTATCTGGTGGAATTGAACTGCATATTGCACATATACCATTTTGCTTTTCTAGCATTTTGTTGTACTCAGCAAAATCAAGCCCATAACTTCTTTTCATGTGCAATTCAAGGTCATACTCTTTTGTTTGGCTACGACCATGTTTGTATGCAGGAGAATCCTCTCCTTTACGCTTTTGCAAACATCCACAAGATTTTGCACGACCTGTAGTCATTTGGCTAAACCCAACTATTTTTTCAGTTCCGCAATCGCACATAACTCGATATTTAAAACTGCCGTTTCCTGTGCGTGATTCAGTTTTTTCTAATAGCGTAAGCATCGCTATCTTTGTGCCTGATTGGTCTTGATGAAAACGTCCTTGTGGCATATTAGTCCTAGCGGGCAAGAGCCGATTTAAAAGGCACTTCGGCAAATGCCATATATATGTAAGTTCCACCACTAGCATTTTCAGATGCATCTGTGTTTCTAAGTTTAAAACCATTTGACAAGAAATCTAATCCTCCATCTGTTGTTTCGGCACTTGATGACTCTGAAAACAAAACGGCTTTTTGTACATTGTAGGAAGAACGACTTGTGTCTTGGATGTACCAATTACTTGAAGAGTCTGTTCGCTTAGTCATTACATATCTAGGTCTAAATCCCGTGTACACAAAAGGACCATCACCAGACCCGTTACCCGTGTACGAACCAAAGGCAGTAAATCCATTTACTGCGGCAAAACAGTAGGCTACAAAAGTTGCACCACTACCATTTTCACCAGAATCAGTACCAAGTGAAAAAACTGTTGAAGTTGGTGCGGCAGTAAAAACAGTTCCAGCACCATCTGTGCGCTTTGCGGAAGTATCAAACTGGAAATAATCGGTTGACCATGTAAACCCAGAATAAGTAAATCCAATGACCCACGCACCAGCCGCACTTCTTTTCTTAACAATAATCATAGAAGGCGCAACACCCAACCCATGACCAACAGTAGCGTTAGCACCTGTACCCGTATAAGTCACCACGCTAAAGCCAGCAGTAGTGTTTGCACTTACCTGTGAAGTGATAGAGCCAGATGTGTTTGATACGGCTGTACCACCTGCTTTCCATTGCCATCCA